CCAAGTTCGGTGTCCACATCGCTGCCTTCAACGCGACGAACTGCCGGGTGGCGGTCGGCCCGCAGCATAACAATATGCAGATATTTGACGACCATTCAGACTTCGCCGGGAGCCTAGCTTGGCACGGTGACATCTCGGTCGGGGGCGTGCTGAAAACTTACGCCCCGCATTGGGTGCGCAATTTCCCTGATGATCGCGAGGGCTTGCTGCTCTTGGGCGACGACAAGACCAACTATAACGCCGACACCGTCAACACCACCACGTTGATCGCAGGCAGCGCGATCGTGCAGGGCGACGCCCAGGTGTCGGGATCGGTGTATGCGGGCGACGGGCTGGTGCTTGGCGATCTAGGGTTTCCCCAGGGCACGCTGACGTTTGACGGCACCAACATCACCAGCACCAGGCCGATCAGCCTGCCGAACGGCTCCGTCGCGGTGACACAGGCCCCCGGCGATGCCGACACCAGTGTCGCGACCACCGCGTTTGTGCAGGTGGCGGCGACCGCCGCGGCGGGGGCGATCGTCCTCCCCGCCCCCGCGACCACGACGCCCATCGTGGAGGGCATCGGCGCCCCTGGCACGCTCACCACCTACGCGCGCGCCGATCATGTGCATCCTGCCTCGCAGGGTGCGGTGATCAACGCCCAGACCATCGCCACCGTCACCGCCAACACGGTCACCGTCCCCGCCGGGACCAACCACATCGTGGTGCAGGACAGCCTCAACGCCGTCAACACGCTCACGGTGGGCAGCGGCACGCTCGCGGACGGTTACGACATGTGGCTGCACTTCTCGAACGGCGGCAACTTTGCGGGCGTGCCGGTGTCAGCGCACGGCAACTTCACCCTCAAGGTGTTCAACGGCGGCTGGTCGATCCTGGCGAAGTTCGGGTGATGCGATGACCGTACTCAACCCGATCCCGAACCACATCAGCGCCTTCGGAGGCGGCCCGGATACCGGGCAGAACGATCTGATCCCTGCGCTGCACCTGTGGCGATTGGCCACTCCCGGCATCAAGACTGTCTGTATCATCGGCGACAGCACCGGGGTCGATACGCTGGGTCCGTCTCTCTATGATCCGACGCAATGTATCTGGGGCGCGTTGAAAGCCGAGTTTCTGCGGCGCAACCCGAATGTAAGGTTCAACTTTGTCAATCGTGCCATCGCAGGCTCAAACTGGGGCAACCCGGTGCAGACGGGCACGGCGATGAACAATCCCAACATCCCCGCATGGTTCACCGACTATAGCAAGGTCTGGCTTGATTATGTGCAGGCCGTCCTTCCCGATGTCCTGTGCTGGGTGCACGGAACCAACTACCCCGATGCAGGCCAGGTCGGTGGCAGCGGCGTCGCTGTGTTCATCAACCAATGTTTCACCTACATCAACAACTGGCCGAAAATCCCGCACATCATTTTGCTGACAAACAAGGTCGCCAACCCTGGTGCGGGCAGTTCTTTTGTCCCCACCCAGGAAGCATACAAAGCGGTGGCGGCTTTTCAGCGCACATTCGCCCGCTCCGGTGGACGTGGTTACGCGGCCTTTCCGCGCATCGGCCCCGTGGGCCTGATAGACCTGGGGCGTCAATACATGGCGCGGGCGCTGGGAAAAGACCCGGCGCATCAATACATGTCGCGCGTTCCAGGTTCGATCGTGAACGGTCTCTCGCTCTCGGCAACTCCCGTCACCCTTGGCACCACGACCGACGGCGACCTGAGCCTGACGCTGGTGTTCCCCGGTGGTGGTGCAGGGGCGATGTATGCGGCGGGCATCTTCGGCATCACCGTCAACTGCACCAACTTCATCAGCAACCGTCTGCACTTCGTGCTTGGCAATACCGGCAACTGGATCACGAACTATCAGCTCGTGGGCAGCGACGCCGATCCTGTTCTTGCAGGGCAAACCTACACGCCGCCAGCCGGCGACGTTACGCTGGCGATTATACTGAAGAACGACACCATCCGCGTCTCCATCAACGGCAATTATGTCATCGACACATCAGCGCCGCGCCTGATCGCGAACTGTGCGGTGTCGATTACCGCGACCGCACCCGTGGGCAACTCCTTTCCCTTCAACGTGACCGAGTTCCTGGAGGGCATAGGTGCGCCCGTGCTGCAAACGCTCGACCCATTGAGTGCCTTCGGCGCCGACAATGGGCCGACCGCGGGCAACAACAGTGTGCATCTGTCCAGCACCACGGTCGCGCTGATCGACTACCAGACGATCGCGACAACGAATTTGTCAGCCCCGCAGCCGACAGCGGCACAGACGAAGGAGGATGACAGCGTGCAAATCTACGTGGACATTTCCTCATCGCCCAACACGGCGAACGCAAGCGAAGAAGCAATAAAAACCGCGCCGATCCTTCCGAACCAGCTGAAAAACATCGGGGACGTGCTGGAAATTGAAGCCTGGGGCACGATGGCGGCGACTACCGACAGCAAAAGCATCCGGCTGCGCTTTGGCGGCCTGACCGGCCTCGACGGGCAGACGGTCGTCCTGAACACCACCCTCTCGGCGGCTGGCACGACATGGTTTGCCAAGGGAACTGTCGCCAAGAGTGGAAATAATACACAATCACTAAGTGGCTTCAGCAATATTGCAACCGTGAATTACAACACATTTTACACCACGTATGGACAAAACGACACCGTGCCTACGTATGTGGCAGTCTGCGCCAAGAACAACACAACGCCCACTGCGGCTTCCATCACCTGCACCGGGCTTCGCGTCTCTTACGTTCGAGCGCCGGGGACCTGACAACCACTAGTAAGGAACGCTAACCATGCCTTTTGATCCGGAAACCGTCATCACGCTACCTGGATACCGCGTTGGTCTGCGAACGCCCAAGGACGGCAGCCTGGCGGCGGGCGAAATATATGTGGAGTTGTCCGCCCCGCCCCGACTGTGGATCGGCGGTCCCGAGGGCACCGTCGCGCTCCTGGTGGCGACGCCGCCGGTGACGGCGCCGATCAACACCGACGTGCCCTACGTGTTCCAGGAAGGGGACCTCCTCACCTGCACCATGGGGACTTGGACCGGCGAGCCGACCTCCTATGCCTACCAGTGGGCGCTCGACGGGACCGCGGCCGGCGATGGCTCTGAAACGCTCACGGTCACGGTTGACGACGTTGGCCGCACCGCGACCTGCGTGGTGTCGGCCACCAACGACCTCGGCACCACCGAGGCTCCACCCTCCAACGCGCACATTGTCACGGACGTTGCGGCGCGCACGACCGTCGACCTGCCGTTTTCACCAGACGACGTGAAATCCGGAAGGGTTGCGGAGTTCGAGGGCGAGCAGGAAGAAGGGGAAGGGTATCAGCGATGACCCGCCACGCCCAGCAACACGGCAGCGACGGGCGTTTCATGGCCGCGGCTGCGGCTTCAGTTACGGATGAAGCGCCTGAACCTCAAGTGGCGCCACCGAAGCCGTTCACCACTCCGGTCCTGCGCGTGCAAAAGGAGGACTACCGCGCCTGGATCGCCGCCGGGGGCACGCCACCGATCTACGGGACCTTCACCGTAAGCGGCGGCATCATCACCAGCACGGGCGGTCAGGTGTGACCCCTGACGAACAACGCTACGAATTAGTATTGAAAAGGCTGATCGCCATCCTCGACGCCGAGAAGGCGATGCTCGCCTTCACGCGGCTGATGAAGCCGACGCCGGATGACCCCGATGATCCCGACTGCACCCGCTACGAGGCGCAGAAATTCCACAAGGTCATCTGCGCGGCGATCGAGGAGCTTGAAGCCGGCCGCATCAGGCGGCTGATCATCAGCCTGCCGCCGCGGCACGGGAAAACTGAGCTTGCCTCGAAGATGTTTCCGGCCTGGTTTTCGGGCCGGAACCCGCATCTGAGCCTGATCTTCGGCACCTACAACGAGAAATTCTCCCAGGACATCGGCCGCGCGGTCCGGGACATCATGCTGTCCCCGGCCTACGCCCAGGTGTTCCCGGACACGATCCTGAAAGGCGACAGCAAAGCCTCGGACCGCCTGCAAACCACCAAGGGCGGCATCCTTGCCTTCGTCGGCCGCGGCGGCACCACCACCGGCCGCGGTGGTGATGTGCTGATCATCGACGACCCGCTCAAGGATCGCCAGGAGGCCGACAGCCCGACCATCCGCGACACGCTCTGGACATGGTTCAGCCAGGTGATTTCCACCCGCCTGATGGACGAAACCGGACGGATCATGCTGATCCAGACGCGCTGGCACCAGGACGACCTCGTCGGCCGGCTGACCGACCCGACGAACTCGCACTACGACGTCGACGAGGCGAAGCAGTGGAGCATCATCGACCTGCCGGCGCTGGCGATCGATCCCGATCACGATCCCCTCAAGCGCAAGCCCGGTGAAGCTCTCTGGCCCGGGCGTTTCGGGACCGAATACCTGCTTGGCGTGCAGCGCCGCGATGCGCGCGGTTTCTCGGCACTCTACCAGGGCCGTCCCTCGCCCGCCGGCGGCACGTTCTTCAGTGCCAAGTGGCTGAAGACCTACAAGCCTGCCGACCTGCCCGGCAACCTGCGCTACTACGGCGCGTCCGACCACGCGGTCAGCCTCAAGCAATATGCCGACAAGACGTGCCTGCTGTTGGTCGGCCTCGATGCCGAAGAGAACATCTACGTGCTGCCGGACCTCGTGTGGCGGTCGATGACCGCGGAGCAGTGCGTCGAGGCGATGCTGCGCATGATGCGCGGCTACAAGCCCATGTTCTGGTGGGCCGAACGCTCGATGATTTCAAAATCCATCGGCCCCTTCTTGCGCAAACGCATGCTTGAAACACAAACTTTTTGCTCAGTGATCGAAATGCAGCCGATCGCCGACAAGCAGACCCGCGCCCAGTCGATCCAGGGGCGCATGTCGATGGAGAAGGTGCTGTTCCCGGAGCGCGCGCCCTGGTGGCCCGCGGCGCGGGACCAGCTGCTCAAGTTTCCGCACGACCAGCACGACGATTTCGTCGATGCGCTCGCCTACGTGGGCCTTGGCCTGACGCTTCAGGTGGGCGCCGGTGTGCGGGCCGAAAAGAAGCCCGACAACGCCGAGGGCACGTTCGGCTGGATGATCGATCAGCGGCGTCTTGCCGAGAAATCCGTGCGTCTCGGCTTCGGCGGGACAGGGGGCTGGTAAGTTTATGTCCGGGACAAACCTTCCCATGGGGACGATGCCTGGCACGCTTGCCGGGGACACGTCCTATGCGCCCACTGGTCCCAGCCAGGGACCTGTCCCGCCGGGGACAGGTCCCCCCGACCCGACCGCCGACAACAAATTCATCAACCGTGAGCGTCCTGAACCCGAAGAACCCCGCCGTAAGCTGGTCAAACGGTGGACCGACCGCGTGCAGCGCGCCAAGAAACACTGGCAGAACGAC